TTGGCGAGCGGGTATGTCAGGTGCGGTTCGTTCATCAGCTTCAAAATATACTCTCCGACGGCTGGGGCGTGGAACTTAAATTACGGCGATAAGTTGTTCATATTCGTTGAAAAGCGTGCGTCATGGGTTGTTGATTTTCATAAAACACATCCACTGCGTTTTGGAGTTCTTGCCACTCTTGTGGCCGAACAGCGGCTCCACTCCGAAAATTTCGATGATTCGGCTTGCGGGTATTTGCTCTTCGCACCACTTGAATATTAAAACCCCTTCCGGTTTCAACACTCGCATACATTCGTCGAACCCCTGCTTTAGATCGGTTTCCCATGTGGGGAACAATCTGCCGTATTTGTGCGCCATGTAGCTATTGTCGCCAAGACGGACAAGGTGTGGAGGATCGAACACAACAAGCCGAAATGTTGCATCCTCGAACGGTATACGTCGAAAGTCTCCGATTACATCCGGATGCACCTCTAAACTCCGGCCATCGCAGAGTATATGCTCTTCGTCCCGAATATCCATGAACACAGCCTGCGGGTTCCGCTTGTCGAACCACATCATACGTGGGCCGCAGCAGGCATCCAAGATCAGTTTGTCCGTTTTCATATTCATTCGCATAATCCGTAATAACTCATGCAGCTGTCCTTGCCACCCGAAAAGGTAACTATGACTTTCATTTTATCGTTCGTTAAAGGTTAATTTTTCGCTTTTTTCTCTACCGAAATTAGACGTCCGGAGGCGTCGTAAACTCTCTTTTCCGTGTCGTTCTCCACCACGGTGTAAAGCAGGATGCCGTTTTTGTCCTTGACAATATACCCGCTGGCCGTCTTGATTTTGATGTATACCACTTCCCCCTTGGAATCCTTTATCACCGTCTGATTTTGGCCATACGCGGGGGTCACAGCCATCAATTCGATGCAGATGATGACGAAAATGATTGCTGCCAAATAGGCGATCGTTGCTTTTGTCTCCTGTTTCATTTTTGTGCTTTTTTTTGTTTGCTCCATAATTCCAGAATCTTCTTTTTTTGCTCGGGCGGCATAGCCGCGAGCTGGGAATCCCTCACCTTTGCCTCGGCGTCTGCTATCCGACCGCATTCTGCGCACCGCTCGTCGAAGTACTCTGCGAACCACTGGTAGACTATCTGCCCGTCGAGACGTCCGTATAATGCGCCGTATTGTCCTTTTTTTGCTCGCGTCATCACAAGTCGTACGTCTGCCAGGTTTATCGCGTAGAAATCCTCCAGGATCATGGAACAAGTCTCGATGATTTGAAACCTGTTCATCTTGGCGGATATGTTGAGAAACGATTGCAGGTCGTCGATCCATAGTGCCATGCAGGATATAACGAGCTCGTCCCCGTGAATCCGCCGAAGCCCCGACAAGGATTCCATTCCCGACTGAGCGCATTTGATCGGCGTGGACATAGCCCTACATGTCCTCATGCCATCTACCGGGCTATACAGGGCGGCTGGCGCCGAGGATGCGCTCAAACACAGCTCGCTCTTCGTCCGAGAGGCCTCCTGCCCCTGCTGTCTTTCCTTGCTTTTCATTTTTCCACACTCGGTTTTGTTTCTGCGATATTGCGAACTCAAAAATGCGCTTCCAGTCTATCGTCTTTCCCCTTCCCTTTTTCTTGTGCAACCATCCGGCTTCCGTTGCCCAATACTCCTTGCATGCCTTTTCGAGGGTGAGAGAGATGTCGACCCCTGGATTGAAGCGCTCCCTTTCCGCCATCCACTCCTTGTCCTGCGTCCATCTGCACCATGCTTCGCGGCATGATTGCAGGTAAACGTCGAAGCTGTCGCGCCAAGTCACCTCCTTGGCTATCTCGATTTTTTCGCGCGCGCTTTTTTTGTTTTTACCAGCAATAGAAATATTCTCTGTTACTATCTCGGCATCTTCGAGTACGTTAGTACGAGAAGATATAATACTACCAGTACCAGTATCAGTATCAGTATCAAGGTTCGTCTGGGTTTCTCTGGGTTTCTCTGGGTTTCCAAAATAACCCACTGGGTTTTGTTGGGTTTCTCTGGGTTTCTCTGGGTTTCCAAAATAACCCACTGGGTTTTGTTGGGTTTCTCTGGGTTTCTCTGGGTTTTTAGGACGTCCGCCTTTTTTGCCGTTATTCCTATTCCTCTCAACCACAGCGTCGTACCTCTTGTTGTTTTCGTCTATGTATGGCTTGATGAGGTCGAATATCATAGCCACCACTACCGAATCTCCGCTATACTCCTCTCCGTCTAATCCATATCGCATGATCGCATCCAGCACCTCCCCTTTTTCGGTCATCGAAAGACGGTTGGTCGCTGTAAACAGACTTCGAGGTATTACCATGGATTCTTTCATATTCGTTGAAATAAAAAAACCGCTCGTTCGATACCGGGGGGCAGCCCGGTATCTACTAAAGCGGTAAGTCACATTTTGCCCCTGCCCGAGCATTCACACCGCAAATATAAACAAACTTTTCCATTCTCCAAAAAAAATCAGAACGGAGTGTCCGTCATTGCCTGTCTCATGATCTCCTCCATGTATGCCTTCCTCTTCGCTGCGCGGCTGTGTCTGTTTGCCGCCGCCCTCTGTCTTTTGGCTACACTCAGCGGGTTGGCCATGTTCTCCTTCATGTCCCGGCACCACCTCAGATTCGAGGCATTGTTGTTCTCGACGTTCGTGTCAAGGTGATCCACGATTTTGTCCCCCTCCCTTTTTGGGATAAAAGCCTCAGCTACAAGGCGGTGAACAAAGTAGTTGTACCTCCCGAAACGGTTGAATAATCGCACCCTTACGTACCTGTCGGCATTGTAATCCACCTTCAGCACATGGGGGTCTCCGCGCCGCGTAGATACCACCGTCCCGTCCTCTCCGATCCAATACCCCGGGAACTCGTCGATAGGCTTAAACTTCACCCCCCCCCTGTACTCCGGGAATCGTATGGAATCTGCATTCATTCATATTGCCTATTTTTGGCGCCTTAGGGCGCATTTTACAATCTCTTCGAGGGTTGCATCAGGATCGGCATGAAAAACCTCTAAAACGGCCTGTTTCGCCCTTTCTTTGGGGAAGCCCAAAGTTTTGAGAGCTCGTATCGCGTCTGCCTGCAATTCCTCGTTTATTTCCGGCGCTTCCGCCTCTGTCGGTTCCGAATCTTCAGCCTCGGATTCGCCCCCGGCCGGCGGAGGCAGGCCGAGTGCATATCCTATAAAGTTCGACAACATCAGTAGCGGGAACAGGACGAGGCCGACGAGCCATTCCATCGCCGTGTTCATATCATCGTTCATGAGTTTTTACGTCTTGCCGGGGCACAGGAGGATAGATTGTCGTATCTATGAATTCCACGCCTCCGAATTTCACTGTTTTTACTCGCCCGCTGGCAATGCGCATCTGCACACCCCGATAGGTAATTCCGCACCTGCGGGCGTATTCGGCTATTGTAACTACTGTCTCTTTCTGTTTAGGTTTCATCTTTTTCTGTTATTTTTCGGGTTCGTCAGTCACATCCACGGCCTCCTGTTCTTCGACGGCCGCAATATTGTCGTCCACTCCGTCGACATACTCGGGGGTCGCCTGCGACATATCCATCGAGGAGGGGGTCGCCATGTCGTATTTTAGCGCTGTGATAAGCTTCGAGTTGGCCATCACATCCAGGCTACCCCATTTCATCAAGATGCGTTTGATGACCGTCTTTTCATACATGGCGGGCTTGTTTTTCTGCCACAAACCGTTTTTTTTGTAGTAGCTCTTGCTGTACTTCTTGCCGTGCTCCTCCAGCTCTTCGACCGTCATGTACAGGTAGTGATCGCCGCCGTTTATGTAGCGCAGATAGGCTACATATCCGATTAGTTTTGTGCGTTCGTGCGGCTCCTGGTTGTAATCCATATCGCCCGTAAAAGGATCATAGTATTTTATGTCCCCCTCATACACCGGAGCGGCCATTAACCGCTGGATCATCCCGGTATTGTTGGCGAGTTGCACCAACCCGTTTTTCATCGGCATGAACACCGCCTTCTTGGTGACTACCTCCTGCCCGTTCTTGTATGTGGTCTCAGTGAAGGGGACGATGGCGGCCTGCCCGAATGCCGGATCGAGGGAAAGTCCCGTTGTCGCACAGGCCATGCACGAGCGCATGATGGATTTGGGCGTGCACTCCCGCAACATTTTGTTCTCGGGAGCCAACAACAGGTTGCGTACGGCCTGCGTGAATATCGGAGTTCTGTCGCCGAGCACCGCATGCAATCGTGCCTGCACCTCCCCTTTTTTGTCATCCAGCATAGCGATCATCTCCTGTAAATTCGGGGTGGTGGTCTTGGCCACCATCCCCTCGCGCATTGCGCGTTCGTTCTTGTCTGTTATGGTTGTCATATTCCTAAAAAAAGCTCTAAGGTTGATGTTTTGAAATCGTTTAGCACCTCGTTACCCTCGGCGTCATACGTATGAAACCCCCACCAAATCCACGCCAGTTTTTCCATCCGCGTCTCCTTTTCTCCCGATCCCAGTGTGTCGGTATGCCAGCACACTATTACCGAACACGCCAAGCGCCAGTCCCGGCACGCTATGCTGCCGGAAAAATAATCGTTCCCGTCTACGGCTTCCGTGAACCGTTCGGCGATCTCCTCGTACTCCCGTGCTGTTATTTCTCGTTTCATAGTTGTGTTATTTGAATAATAATTGCCGCGTCGTGCTCTCCTTTACGTACTTGGCATATATGTCCGGGTTGTCCGCCTTTAATGCCTTCGAATCCAGCCTGCGGCTTGTTACAGTCTTGAATGTAGCCAGCGGTCGCCCGTCGTAGGTGATGGTGTCGTACTGCATGAAATACGCCTTAACCCGCTCTTCTGCCTTGGTGATCTCCGCCTGCATGGCGGCTACCTTCGACCGCTGCGTCCGCACCCACGCGATAGTATCCCGGATCTCCGAATCCGCTTCCCGCGGGGCGGCTTCCGAGACGGGCCATGCCAGTATGACGTCCTGGCCTGTCTCCACCGGGGGTATTTCGTCGCCCAAAATATACCTTTCGAACCAATCCCGGCAGTACTCCACGATATAGTCGAATTTGGATCGGTCGAAATCGAATAGCGCATATACAAGCCGCTTGCCCCCCTCCTCCGCGGCTATGTACGCCGCGTCGCGCTCCATGATTCCCATTTGATACATGACTTGCGTGTACCACAGCATTGGCACTGTCTCGGGCGTCAGTTCCGGCAGGTGCATTTTCGTGTCCTTGCACTCCAAGATATACCGGGTACTCCTGCCCGCGGCGAAAACCTCCCTGTCGGGCGCTGCCTGCATGTAGGACGGGTATTTGTCATTGCGGTACACCTCGATCTGCTCGGATCGTTTGACGATCTTTTCCCCGGTCGCCTGCTCGAACATGCGGGCGATCGCGTCCTCCTTGAAGCGCCCGCGGATCATACTGTCGTTATCCTCTTCGGCCGCGGTCTCCAAGGTCTCCATTTTCTTTACGCGCCAGTACTGGTACGGCGTCATATAGGGATTAAGCCCCATAATCGTCCCAACGTCGGAACTTCCGATAACGGGGGTGTCGTTGCGCGCGTGCAACCACTCTTGTCGTGTTTTATAGGTCGTTCGTGTTATCATCTTGTATGGTCATATTTATCAATTGGTTAATTTTATCCTCCCATCTTCCCCCTATTATCCCGCGCTTGTTGAACTGAAGGGCATGGAATTTCAGACCAAGGGGGTATAAGTCCAATATTTGACGGCGGGCACCCGAATAGATCAGCGCGTTTTTGGGTTTCAGCTCCCCCGGCTCCCACACCCTCCCCCATGATTTTAAGCGCTGGTAAACCCGAATGCAATAGGGAGTTATGTTTCGCCAGCATATCACGCTGTCGTGTTGATCGGCATACCGGCTGAGTATTTGTACGAACTCGTCACGCCTCCGTTCCTGGAGCTGCTGCCTCGTCTCCCGTTCCGTAATCATGAGTACCGCATTCTTTTTCGTTTAACTCTAGATATTCGGACAGTTCCTTTCGCCAGTCACCCACCAGTTGGTGCACTTGCGACATATCCCCCTCCTCTACCGCCGCGTCGATCTCGTCGAGGAATTTTATATCCTTTATTAGGCGTTCGTGCCCCTCCTTGCCGTAGTAGTTTGCAGAAATCAGTTTGAACCCGTCCGGGGTGGCCTTTGTCCCATGCTCCAACTCCATGCTGAAGGTCGTCCCCTCATGCTTGAAATATCGAGCCGTGAAACGCATGCCGGATCGAATTACCGAGAAATTCTGTATACAACCCGACCCCGATCCCTCAAACCCTGGACACACCTGGGTTATCGTCTCGTTGTATATCCTGTAATTGGCGATAGCCAATTGTCGCGTCTGCTCATACCTTTCGGCGCGTCTTTGGTTGAATGCCCGCCATGCCTCCACGTCCTCCGCCGTGGAATCTTCGGTAATACATGCGGGCTCATCGGTGCAGACGTCCATATAGCCATTGCATTCAGGATACACGGGCAACATCTTCAGCAGTTTGAATTCCGTTACATTCCACCATCTCGCGCATGGATACAACAACATATAGCCCTCTCCGTCCTTGATCCCTATTTCTACCGACGAGACGACGGGTGATCCGTCGACGATCCCGTAGAGTGTGCACGGCGTGGCGCCCGATTTCTTCAGCACCTCCGCTGCTTTCGCTTCGATAGCGTCGCGCTTTTTTTTCAGTTCGACGCTCAGTACATAACCCTGGCCTTCTTTGGCCGCTTCAATCCATTTCATTGTTTTTTTTGTTTTTAGTGTAAATATTATCTGCTCTTGAAATCACGAACCGGACGCACGTCGAACGTGTGACACTTGATGCAGTAGTTCATCTGGCCCGTGCTGCCGGAGTAGATGAACGCGACCTCGCGAATGGACTCCGGATCGGGGTCGGTCTCGCTCGTCCAGTAGATGTTTGTAGCGGGCTTGCCGCCGATCTTCTCGAACGCTTCGTCGAGGCCCCGGAATCGGGCGTCATACATTTCTATCGCCTCGTGACGGGTCGCGCAGCGGAATCCCCTGCGGTATGCGGCAGCAGCTTTCTGCGCGTTCTTGAATTTAAATTCGCCCGGCAGGTCTTGTTTGGCGATTTCGAGCATCCCGTAATCGGTTACCAGTACGACGGTCTGTGCCGTGGTCGGGGCTTCGCACTGCATCCACTCGTCGAGCGGGTGCAGGCAGCGGTTCCCGTCGGGAATGTAGATCCCGTTTTCGATGTTGTTTTTCATGGTGTACTCTGTGTGTTACAATGCGTTGTTTCGAAGGTGCAGGAGAACGACCGCCGCAAAGGCGGCCATTCCTGCCAGCACTACCGCCCACAGGGCGAGTAGCTGCGTTACTCGATCTTTAGCCATATCCGAAAATCCTGTTCCTGTATATAGACGGTTATCGCGCCGTCTTTCAAGGTCGTTTTTACGCTGTCGCCTATGCCTCTCCGTGCCGCTATCTCTTCGACAGCAACCAAGGTTTCGCGGCAATACTTAACGCGCATCCCGATCTCCTGCGTCTCGTGGAAAATATGTATCATATTTACCGTGTCCTCGGGCATCTCCCGGGTGAGGGCGTGCGCCCTTTCCGCCAGTTCGTTAATTGTTTTCATAAGTAATTGATTTTTAATTTGATATAATTGTTGTTTCTGCTATAATCAGGGCTTATTCCTTGTATACTATCAGTGCCGTAAGCCGAAGCAGTCGCCAGGCCTGGGCGAGTGCGCGCCCCTGTGCCTGGAGCCATGTTTCGTCTTGGCTCGGCTTCAGAACCCCGCCGTTACGGCTCGTTTTTCGCTTCAATTCCGAGGGACTGCACAAGCGTTCGGCTATGTCCTTATCGTACACGAGCGATAAACCTCCCTCGCTGTACGCCAACCAGTCGTTGGCCCCATTCAGCAGAACGCTTTCGAGGAATCGCGGCGCATAATCCCCTGTTTCCTTCGCATAATCCAGCATTTCGGAATAGTTTTCGAGGAGCTCCAGCGCATACATTTTAACGCCCTTGTCCCACGCTGAACGGCGCTTTGTGTACTCGATGATCTCCCGGATGCGGGCTATTTGGTTATCGGTCAGGGCGACGCCCGAAGTTGTGAAATTTACGTGTGTCATGGCTTTTTATGGTTTTTGTGTTTATAAACTGCATTCGTGTATTTCCGTCCCGCCGAGTGCTGAGACTTCGATCAAGTACCCGTCCTCTGTCCTGTGTACCGATTCCACCCGAAGCGTGCAGCGGAACAGGATCCAGCATATCGCAGCTGTGAGCACTACGAGGCAAAGAGCCTGCATATATTTATTCGTGGGGTGTTGTTTCATGGCTTATTCCTCCTCCGATTTAGGCGTTATTTATCAACATTATATATGCTTGGGAATACGCGAGGGCTTGTACATTCATCCACGTCTCACGAGTATTCGGGGCCTTGTTGCCGTTGTCGGTTTTCTTCAGCTCCGACGGCGTGCAAAGTTCGCACGCTATATCTGCGTCGTAGATAAGGGCACAACCGCCCTCGCAGTATTCGCGCCAGTCAGCCGCACCGTTTAGTAACGTCGCTTCATTGAGTTCCGGGACTGGTCGGCCGTTGTTGTCGCAATACTCGCAAATGTCTATGTAGCTTCTCAGCAGATTGAGCGCAAAACCTTTCACGCCTCGATCCCAGCACGACCGCGTTTTAACGGCTTCCAGACGTGCCCGGATTTCATTTACTTCGTTCTTCCAGTTGTTGGAGTTGTTCGTTTGACTCTTTTTCATGGCTTCAAATGTTTGTCTCATTAACTTCGAAGGGTGTAATACCTGCTCCTCCCTTTCTCTATTACAAAGATAGTATAATATCTTATACCATGCAAGCATTTCACAAACTTTCTTCATCGTTTGTTCTTATGCAAAACGAACACAGCATAAGTTTTTACCACCCCAAAGCGTGCCGGCACGAGACAGCCGAGCCCTTCACCTCCCCCTCGAGCGACCGCACGCCCACGCACGCCCACACCCACACAACGGGCTCCAAATACACCCCAAAAAACTGAAGAGTTTGCTAGACGTATCCCCCCCTATATATTACTTCTTATCACTCATATATATGATGAACGTGTATAGTCGCAGGGAGGGGTATTTTGGGGGTGTTCGGAGTGTGTGGTGAAATAGGATAGTTTTGGTCTGTTTGGCCGGGAGGGGAGGGGGAGGGCGGATGCTGGAGGAAGGAGGAGAGAGGAGGCAGGCCGGGGGAGGGCGCCGGGGAGCGGGAAGGGTTGGAGGGGAGGCGGAGGATTGGGAGCAAAGGAGGAAGCGAGAGGACGGGGCGAGGAGCGGAGCCCGGGAGAAGCGGGAGGCCGCCCAGCCTGAGCGAGCGGAACAACGTGGAGCGAGCGAAGGAAGGAGACAGCCACCGGGAAGGGGTGCGGGTCTTTGGTCAACAGCCGCCCGGGGCCTGGAGCCTTTCTAGCACTCGATATATTCTCGGGAGTTCTTGTGTGTGGGGGGGGGTGGGGGTCTTTGGTTTTTCGGGGGTATGTTTTGTGCAGGGTTTCGGTTATTCAGTGGGGCTGGGATTTGGAGGGTAAAGATATTATTACTATATTTGTACAACAATCTTAAACAACTTGATTATGGGTGTAAATAAATCAATCACCATCGAAGGGGCTACTTTCCGGTTCGAGGTGAAGTCGAAGGACGGGGTTATGCACGTTTCTCTCTCTTCGGACGCGGGTGAAGAGGCTCGTGCTATCATGTCGGTCGAGGACAGCAAAGAGGTAGTGGACGCGATAGATACGGTTCGCGGGTGGGTGAAGCCGATGCAAGGCAGGCCCTATACGGAACAGGAACTTAAAATCTGAGGTTATGAATGAAGCGTTCAAATGCTACCTACTCGCTTATGTTCGGAGTGTATTCGGAGATCGTTATGAAGCAGGTGTCGGGCTTCTGCTCGATTCGGGGCTTCTGAACGAGACGGCGGCGCAGTGTGCCGTGATATGCTGCTATGTGGACATCTGGTGCATGACGCATTCGGGGAAGCGGCAGGAGGCGTTCGCGGCGGCGGCCGAGACGTTCGGCATTGCCGTATACACGGTACGGCACTACTACTACGACCTGAAAAAAAGGTACGATATCTTCAACAAAAACAACAATGATTATGAAAAAACTGCTTCGTCTCTGCCGGAACAAGAAGGTCGGGACAAAAACGACGGCCGAGATTAAATCGTGGCTGGAGACGCACGGGATCGACCGATCTACGGCCGCGCACATTTCGGGGTTCCTGAAGGCGCACGACATCGACCTCGGTGCTATCCGCCTATGCTCCTATGGCCTCACCTACTCCTTCGACGAGTTCCTGGAGTGGTTCAAAAACGACGATTCCTCGCTCGTCCCCGTCGAAAACAAGTTCGCGATATTCTGGAACTCCTCGCACGCCGAGGCCGTTATCGCCGTATTCACGAAATACACGGACGGCATGTGGCTATCTTCCGACGGCATGAGTTACGACAACTGCTGCCGCTTCGTGTCTATGGCGCAGTATCGCATGATCCTCAACGTCCCCGACGACATGGACATCCCCCTGCCGCTCGGGTTCCTGGACGAGATTCGAACGAAAGAAACCGAAACCCCCGCCGAAGATGAAAAGTAGAACCTATTCCGTGGCTACGGGATCCGAAACCGTCATAACTCGTCGGCCGAAAGGCATGACGCAGGAAGAGTACCGCACCCTGCGGCGCGAGGCCGACCGGAAACTCAAATCCAGACTGCGCTACGGCACGACCATCTACGTGGCCTCCGAGATGTTCTCCGAGAACGGCATCGACATGATCCGGCGCTTCAAGCCCTACCGGCGCCCCTCCAAGTCGGCCGCCGCGAAGCTCGAAGCACTGCGCAAGGAAAAAAATATGCGCGCCCGCTTGGAATTGAAAAACTAATTCCCTATATTTGTTCCCGGAATGTTTCTGTGGCATTCCTGCAAACACCCAATTCTCTGACTTATTTTTTCCTCCGCTCCCGCTCCAGGGGCGGAGGTTTTTGATTAATTTTTTCCATAATTCACGCCCTTCGTGGTAAATTCTTATATTTGGGCGTAAAAACCGAGCTCCATGGACGACAGGAAATCCGCAACAGACTTTTTAAAGAACGCGACAGCAGCGCCGCAGACGCCGGATGCAACGTCCGCGGAGTGGGAGTGGCCTATATCGGAGCAGGTGGAGAAGCAACTGAAGATGATGGGCGTCTACGACATAATGCGCGAGCAGATATACATAATCGGCACCTCCGCATCGAAGGCGAAGATCGAGATCGCCAAGTCGAAGATCGACGGCCTCACCAAGTCCATGAATCTAATAAAGGCCACCATGTCCGTACTGGAATCCTCCGGATCGGACGTGGACGAAAACCGTATATCGGAGATCGACATACGCATGCACCTCGATGAAGATGACGACAGCCAAGAGTAGAAAGGCCGGATGCCTCGACATGAACATACACCTCACGCGCAAGCAGAGGATCATGTGGAACCGCCTCAACGACGGCCAGTGGAAGGAAGTGCTCTTTTACGGCGCCTCGCGCTCGGGAAAGACTTTCGTCATTCTGTACTGGCTCATCGTGCAGTGCGTGGCGCACAAAGCCAACTGCCTCGTGCTCCGCAACCTCTTCACGTCGCTGCAAACCGGAATGCTCCAGCAGACCCTCCCCGCGGTGCTCAACGCGATAGCCAAGCACAACGGTTACGCCAAGTGGCAGGAGATAACCATGAAGGACGGGACACCGTTCGCAAAGTATAACGGCAAGGACAACTACCTCATGTTCTACAACGGCGCCTACATAAAATTCGGCTCCATACGAGGGTCGGCCAACGACGAGAGCCAGTTCGATAAGATTCTGTCGTCGGAATGGGGCCATATCTTCATCGACGAGGTGTCGGAGGTAGAGGAGAGGGCGGTAGACACCCTCCGCTCGCGACTGGCGCAGAAACTACCTGTGCGAAACAAGCTCCTGTTCGCCCTCAACCCCACGCGAAAAACCGGATGGACGTACGTCAGGTTTTTCAAGCACGAGACCCGCGAGGGACTGGCGATCCCCCAGGAGCAGACGTCGAAGTTCCTGGTCGTGAAGTTCTCGCTCAACGACAACATGGAGAATGTCGCCGACGACTACCGCGAGACCCTGGAGGCCATGTCCACGCTCATGCGCAAGCGCTTCCTGGAGGGCGACTACTTCGACGAGAGCGAGGGGGAGATTTTCAAAAAAATATGCTGGAGCGACGTGAACCCCGACCTGCGCTTCCCGACGCCCGAGGAGTGGATAGACCTCATCATCTACACCGACCCGTCGGCCAAGGACAGCCGCAAGAGCGACTTCAAGGCGTCGCTGCTCATGGGCAAAGCCCGCGGCCGAATATGGCTCATCGACGTGCTGGCCGTGCAGGGCACCTCCCTGGAGATGATGAAAAACATTCGGGAGTTGTACCTAGAAAGCCCCAACCGCCTCATAACGCGCATCGTGATGGAAAAGAAGCAGCTGCCCCTGGACTTCAAGACCACATTCGACCAGTTCCAGGCGGACACGGGGTGGATATGCCCCCTGGAATGGGACACCCGAAACATGGGCGACAAGTTTACGGTCATCGAATCCATCCTCGATCCCCTCTTCACGTCCGACAGGTTCGTATTCAACGCTAAGCTCAAAGATACCAACCGCGGCGAGGAGGCCGTGAATCAGTTCCTTTTCTTTTCGCGCAAGGTCGATCCCAACCGCAAGGATGACATCCCCGATGCGGCGGCCAAGGGCGTATCGCTCATGAACCGCGCGGGCGGAACCGTGGGCTCCGCGTACAAAAGCTCCGGCATCATAGTAAAAAAATCAAAACGTTTCATATCATGACCGAGAATGTGAAAATTTATACCATCGAGGAACTCGAAGCCCTGGGTTGGGAATTTACCACGGCGAACAATGTATATTCCCCCCAGTACGATCAGGCTTTCATTGAGTTAATGTACTCGGAAGATATCCCCGCGGACTTGCCGTCCCCGGCATCGCTTCAGGCGTTCGAGCCCTACTTCAACGGCCCTAAGACGATCCCGTCGCTGGACTACAACAGATTTACACCGATACAATACTTGTGCGACGTGGAGAAAGATCCCGACGTCTCCACCGTGGCTATACCCGACAAATGGGTCATAAACCTGAAGGCAGGGTTATTCGCGATTACAGGACTTAGGGCTAACGAAGCCCTTACGCTCAAATTCACCCTCTCATGCTACATAAAGGGAGACACGCCGCTCCCGATCCAAATAGCGTGGAGAAGAGACGATGCTTCTATCTGGAGTATCTCGTACGACACCTATGCATACAAGTGGCCTGTACCGGGCTCTACCCCCCCAGGTATCGAATGCAATATGCGTTTGAGCGGATTGAAACCCGGCGATTCATTCCAGATAGGCATAATCAGGGACAACAAGGCGCTCGCCGATAAAAACCTGTACATCTATGGGTTCAATCTTGACGGAGCGACTATCATGCGTTCGTACACTACGGCCAAGAAGGAGTTCACAGACCCCAAGACCGGGGAGGTTCGAAGCTATGCCAACTCCCCTGTCTTGTGCACCTCGCCCGCGGATTCGCTCCAGTCGGCCGCAGAGTACGCCTCATGCATAGAATACGGGGAGCAGGTTATCGTGGCCGGGGAACCCGGCAAAATGTACTTCCCCGAGGAGGAGCTCTACCAGTGGATTTCACCCCAGCAGCTCGATCAGTTCAAGAAAATGTACCCCGACTGCGTGGAGATTTCCTACAACAGCGCCCTGGGGTACGTGTACAGTCAAATCGGGGAGCTGTACGACATAGCCTCGATACTGGCCGGAGACACCAACGACGGCACGGCGAAGATCATGCGGTGGATATTAACCGTCCTTACGGCCTACAACATCACGAGCCCCTCGGCCCGGCACTCCGAGACCCTTCGCGACAACTACGAGATGGTCGTAAAGAAGGTCACGGAGATGAAAAACGGGGCTACGACGCTGCATGACGCCCCGATAAAGGATACCCCGAATGCATGGGGTACGGTAGTAAACGGATCGAAAAACAAAATGCGCGGATAAATGGCACAATTTCATACCCCGAGGCAGCAGCCTTACAACCCCTTCCGCCCTATTGGGGCGCCGAATGTAAAGTCGAGGTACATTCCCAACCAGTACTTCGTCGAGTTCACTCCGAGCTGGTGGCGAAATGCCATCGACAACGCGGTGAACTACTCCGACCTTACGATGGTGGACACCCTGTATTCGTGGTGTATTCAGTCATCGCCGTTCCTGGTGAGCCAGATGAACAAGCGTCTGAACCCCATTGAGAATGCCGTGTTCGCATTCTACCGCGACGGCGAGATCGACGAGAACCTCACGGAGATGATAACCCGTACCCGGTGGTTCAACAAGATGAAGCGCGAATTCGTGCTCTCGAAATTCTACGGCGTGCGCATCGTCGGCATCGACGTCGAGAAAGACACCATCACCAGCTACCCGCTGCGAAACATAGACATGGTGAACAGGGCGATCCGGTCGCAGACCTACGCCATAGAATCCGTGGCCAACGTCGACGACTACGACAATATGTTCTACATGCAGCCCGACACCGACCAGGACTTCAAGATGGGAATGATGCAGCAGATTTCCCGCGCCATGATCGGCATTGTGGAGGCGTACAACAACTGGTCGGTGACGAGCGCTACATACTCATATCCCCGCACCACCGTGGGCTTCATCGACGGAAACGCGCAGGCGCAAGCGCTGGCCGAGAATATCGCCAACAACCTCGACCCGCTCGACACCCCCGTGCTGCCCTTCAAGCAGAACCTCGACAATAAGGAGAACGTCTACCAGGTGGAGGTCAAGCCCCTCCAAACCCAAATGTACCCCGATGCCTTCCGGGTGTTCAAGGAGTACATAGACAGCTACCGCGCGGAGATCATGCAGGAGGTGACGGGAGGTACTCTGCTCGGCGCCACGGAGAAAAACACCAACTCCGAGCAGCTCGCGCAGATACATATGTCCCTCTACGAAGCACTGTGCAACGCCGACAAGCGCGACTTTGCGAACTTTTTCAACTACGAAGGTGCCATCCAGAAGATCGGCCGCCTGCTCGGCATAGATATGTCGGGCGTAAAGCTCATGGAGGTGCCCGACACCACCATCAGCGTGGATAAGTTCGAGCGCATAGGCCGCGTGCTGGCTTCGCAGGGCATGGCATACAGCCCCGAGGTCATGCGTAAGGTCGGCATGGAGCCCTCCGACATAAACACTGCCGTGCGCAACAACAACTGGACGGAGGTCAAATTGCAGGCCAAATCCATCATGGCGAAAATAAAGTCGGCACTCACTCCCTCCATGAAAACAAACGACAATGGCAACGATAGCAGACCTAAGGAGAAAGATTAGCACCGCCATCTACAACATCAAAACCCAAATTCCGGCTAAGGTGGCCGAAAGCATGGCCGGGGAAACGCGCCTCAACTTCGAGCGCGAGGAGTATGGCAACGACGGCACGCCCCGGAAGTGGGCCGACAGGTGGGGCAAGAATTTTAAGACGAAAAAATTCGAGAACGTCGAGGCATACCTCCGTTACCCCAAGCTCCGACACACGGGACGTCTGGCGAGGAGCATAGCGCCGTTCTACGGCCGGGGATTCGCCGGGCTGCGGGCCGCGGCGCCCTATGCGGAACTTCAAAACACGGGGAAAGGCGCCCGTACCGGAGGCAACCCTTTCCGCACGCTACCATCGTCCTCGACGCCCGTGAGGCTAGGCACCAATCCCGCCGCCCGACCATTTATGGGCGTTGGTCAAAGAACCGAGCTCAACACGCTTCGGCTATACTCCCGAGAGATCGCAAAGCTGGTGTAGAAAAAATTTTATTTGCGAAATATTTTCCTTTGCACTACATTCGTAACGTCCTATACTGAAATTATGATCGGTGAAATTTGCAAAACAATAGTTACGGCACTGCGGGCTTCGGAGCTCGTGGACGAAAATAATGTCAGTATAGTCCTCGCAAATGACAACGGAGAGGGGACGGTGAACACCGACCTCCCGGCCATAGCCGTAAGCGTGAAGGGAACCGAGCGTGACACCGGGGAGTTCATCGGAGGCATGATCTACAACCAGTACATCGTGCAGTTGTCGGTGATAACTCCGTTCGAAAACCAAGCCGCGTCGCCAGACGACGATCACCAGTACGATCAGATGAACCTTGCATACAAGGTCATGCTCTACATGGCCGCGTGTTCGCGGGGAGTGATAAAGAACTCGGAGGGCGAATGGGTGCCGCTGGACTTTTTTACCGAGCTGAGGCAGAAATACGGCTTTACGCTCCTTTACAAGGAAACCGAGACCTATCAAACGATAGCTATGGAGCGCGATATGGCAAATCTCCCCGTGCATAACACGCGGCTCATATACATGGCTAACTTCGTCGACAACAGCACCTACGAACAGGATTCGTTCCTATGTGATGCGATAGAGATGAAGTGTCTGTGCGATACAGTAAGGAGCACTAATTCATAAATCTGACATGGCAAAAGCGACATATCAAATACTCTCGAACGAGGCGCTCAACAGTAAGGGTTTCGTGGTGCTCAACTCCAGCATCGACTGGAGCAGGTACCTCAAAAATCCGATCCTGCTGCGCAACAAAGATACGGGAGAACATTTCGGCCAGCCCATCGGGCGCGTCGAAGATATTCATTTGGAAAACGGCAGGTGGATCGGAAAGCTGGTGTTCGGCTCCTCCGAACTCGCACAGGCCGCAAAAAGAGATTACGAAGCCGGAATACTCAACGGAGTGTCTATATTCGGTAGGGCGCGGATCGTCGAGCGCAATGGCAGGAAATACACTACATTTTTCGAGGTGTGGGAGATTTCCCTTGTCAACATACCGTCCAATCCCGATGCAGTGGCGATACGGGGAGAGGATAACGTTGGGTTGTCGGCAGTATCATTCGTGCCGGACAGTATAGAGATCGAACAGATCGAGAGCCTGTCGGCATACCAAACAGACATCATAAACCAATTTGAGAACAAGATGAAAAACGAGGAAGAGAAAAAAGTCCCCGAAACCGGGACGGAGCAGGCTTTCGACGACCGCGTGTCGCTGAGCGCCATGTCTAAATTCCTGGAACTTATCGGACTGGCACCCCGAAAGAGGCTCCGCCGCGCGGATGAAATAGACCGCGACGCCAACCAGGACGACGCGGATGCCGGGCAGGATCAGCGTGCTGCGCGCTATGAACGCGAAAAGGGCGATGACACCGAAGCGAAACGGCGCGAAAAGGACGCCGAGCGCGACGACAAGATGGCCAAAAAGGACGAGAAGAAGGCCGACAAAGACCGCCGCGAAGCCCGCGAAGAGAGGGCGAGCGCCCTGGCCGCAGAGGCCGTTACCGAAGCCCTTGCTGCGACCACAGACGCGACCACAGACGACGCCAAGGAAACCAAAGCCGAGGCAGCCAAACCCACGGCGCTCTCCGCTGCGGAGGATGCGCGAGTATTCAACGACAAAACAATCACAAAAACCAAGACAATGGTAAAACCCTTTTTCAAGTACATCGACGACCCTGAAAATATGCCGAAGATTCAGGCAATCATGGGTCTGTCTGCCTCCTCTGGTACTGCCGACGGCGTTGCCGAGGTGAGCTTGTCGGCCGCACAGGACGCCGACGTTCGAGAATCAATCCAGGAGTTGTCCGCATCCATGCTCTGCGACCCCTATTTCATGGCCACCGTGCAGAACATGACCTTCCAGGTCAACGACGGACGCCGTGAGAAAGTTGTCGACACGATCCAGGGTCTCGCCTCGGGCGAGAAGTCGGGTCAGTTCGTGCAGAATGCCGACCTGGCGAAGATTTCGTGGCTCTCGCTGTTCGTTCGCCAGCTCTTCCCGCCCAACACGTGGGCTGACCGTGTACGCCGCCTGTCGGTGCGCGACAAGGAAGGCATCATCTGGGTGGAGAGCGCCGTCAATCCGGATATCTACTTCGGAGATCGCGCGCCGCTGAATGCGCCCAACTACCTCTACGACGACCTGCCGCGAGGGCTGGAGCGCAAAGTGTTCTCCATGCAGCCTATTGTATGGCAGCCCGCGAACTCCGACGTCCTGGCCTACAACGACCGCGCAACGGGTCAGCTGGACGCCATGGCCAAAATGTCCATGTGCATTCACAACTACTGGCTCCAGACCATCGCCGAGGCAGTTCCCGCAGCTAACCATCTTACAATGTCCGGCGAAGAGTTCGATTCGGCAAATCGCTTCCCGATCAACTCGGCAGCCACTGGCAAGCTGCTCGGCATGACCCTCAACGATCTGCTCGCCGCACAGGGTCGCTTCATCGCCCGGAATCTCAACTTCCGCCGCGGGAACGGTGTGGCTGTGTTCGCAGAGCCCTACTACACGTCGCTGGTGCAGACCGATAAGGTGCAGAGCATTCTGACGCAGCAGTTGTCGAACGCCCGTCCCGAAGGCTTCACTTACTCGGGATTCGACGTCATGGCTCGCTCGGTCATCGCTGCCTACAACACTGCAACGTCTACGGTCGTGGATGCGGAGACTTATTTCGACAAGCCCGTCACCTTCGCAACCGGAGCTATCGACACCGCTCATGTGAAGCCCGTGCTGGCCGCGACGGTTTACGACATCGGCCTCGGCTTTATCCCCGAGGAGGTCGTTGTGGCAATCGGCAACACGAACATCCATATGGTATCCGACCCGAACAACTACGGTTGGAAAGTGTCGATGGATATCTCGACGGGCGCCGGCACTCTCCGAAGCAGCGCAGCAGGCATCGTTCTGTATCGCCCGACGGTATCCGCCGGAGCGTAACGCAACACACAGGGAAAACCAGTCCGGCATGTTGTCGGGCTGGTATTCCAAAAAAAAACTCAATATCAACAATTTAATTCCCCCCCTTTAAATTATGATCCAGATCGCAACATTCACCCGCAAGTTTTTCATCGAGCTCGTAAAGCAGCTCCAGATTTACGGTACCCTGTACGTCACTGAGGACGGCAACATCTACGTCAACGAATCGCAGGCGCAGACGCGCTGCCAGTCCCGCGAGAAGCTGGCGCACCTGAACGGGGAACTCGTCCAGGAGCTCCGCTATGCCCGCGTCGACAAGGTTAACCCGCCCAGAGACACCGCGGAGTTCGAGGAGATGCTCGAAACCCAGTTCCGGGCACGCCGTCAGGCGGCCAAGAACTCCCTGGCAGAGGCCGAGAAGGAACGCAACAGGCCCGTCATGTCCGACGCCGAAGCCGAGGCACTGCTCGAAGGAACCACCCCGGCATCCAAGAAGCAGGACGACGAGGCCGCAGAGCTGATCGAAGGTGTTCTGTATACCGAGATCAGGGACGCAATCCGAGCATCCGTGAACCCGAATCTGCACCACAACGCCGGGTACGACAAGGTGTCCAAAGCGTACGACGCCCTGACTGACGAGCAGAAATCGCTGGTCGCCGAACAACTTGCAAAATAACAAACCTACCCTAAAATGGCAGTAGTAGATATTTATACGACTTTAGGCGACACCAGGCTGGGAAACACCACTCCCAGTGACGGCATCGGTATGATCGTCTGCTCGGCGACAGCTACCAATGAGGGCGAAATCAACAATTTCGCCCTCGACACCGCCTACATGATTACATCCGTTGCCGACCTTACGGCGAAGGGATTGACCAAATCAAACAACTACTCTCTCGTGAGGCACGTGGAGGAGTATTACGCTAAGGCGGGATCCGGCTCCCGCGTGTGGGTCGTGGGGTACGCCATCGGCGAATACGAAACCTTCATCGAGAACAAGCTGGAAGAAATCATTCTCGGAACCACGTCGTCCAACTTCGACCTGCGCCCCCGGATGATCGCTTTCGGGCTCCCCGACGTGGAATCTCAGACCGGATTCAAAGGGACGAAAGAAGGCGGAATCCCTGCCAAGCACAAAACGCTGGTCGCCGATCTCCAAACCCTTCTTAACAACCTGTTCGGGCAGTCTATCCGCATGGTAGGCATCTTCGACGGCGTGATCTGCGTACCGACCGGGAAGAGCATCTTAACTATGGACTTCAGCTCTTTGGAGAACCTGGCGAACCTGGATGCGCCCCGCGTGGCATACCAGATCGTCACCTCGACGCCCGGCTCGAATTCCTCGGTGGGACGTACCCTCGGCATGCTGTCGCAGCTGTCCCTGGCCACGTCGCCGGGTGCAGTGTCTACGGCAGGCCCCGCGGCCGACATCGACTACTTCATGGATATGCCCTCGGTAGATACTGGAGAATCGCCCGCCAACACTCCTGTGTCGAAGCTTCTTCCTGCCAAGTGCAACCTCCTCGGGCAAAACCAGTTCCTTTTCACCCGCGTGCGGCCGCAGATGGCCGGAGTGTACTACAACGACGGCGCCACCTGCAACGATCCGGAGATGGCCCTTTCGGAAATTTCGTTCGTCCGCGTGGGTAATGCCGTGTGTGACAGCGTAGAGCGGTTCTTCGTCAAGTTGCTCCAGGAGAACATCCCGACGGATGCTTCCACCGGAGCGATCGACGCGGGATTCAAGTCCGGAACGCTGGCTCAGCTCGACGAAACAGAACTTACGCCCCGTATCAACCGCGGAGAAGCACAGGCCATCAATGTAGATTTCGCCGCCAAAGACGGCAACTACAATATGTCCAAGGCTATCCAGGTGACCGTGGAAGTACTTCCCCTTAGCCCGCTCCGCGAGGCATATATCGAAACTTTCTTTGTAACTACGTTAAACTAAACGCCATGCCTAATCCTTATGTAGTGCCCTCGAAGGACGTCCAAATATACCTTACTTTCGAGGGGCTTCCAGCAATCAAGATCGGCACGGGTACCTCACTCAACTTGCAGTACTCGCAGACGGTGCAGGACATATTCGCTATCGGGGAAACCGACCCTATCGACCTGGTACAGCTCAACGCTCAGTATGCGGCCACGCTGTCGCACCAGACCGGGGAGCAGCACACCATCCTCGATGCGATCAACGGCGCTCTTCCGGCCGGACAGACGCCCTATGCATCCATGCTCCAACTGCCGCCCTTCACACTGACGAAAACCATGTCGCTACGCAACAGCGCGACGCCAAAGACCGTTTCGGAATCCCTTTTAGGGTGCAAGTGCGAGCAGTCGAGCTCGGACACCAACCGAAACGACGCGGAGACGCTTTCGTCCATCAACATCCGTGCCCGTGCCGTACAGCGCTCGGTCGCACCCATCCAAACTATTGTATAAACTAGGACGGGCGGGCACCCCAATACCCGCCCGTCTTTAAAAACCAAAAATTATGTCGCAAATACAAGAAACGGAGCGCCTTGACCTCCAATACACCGTCACGGCATCGTATTTCGTCCCCTCCTTCAACAAAGACGGTCACATGATCGAGGAGGAGAAGAAGAACCAAAATATCGCCTTCTGGCGTTTGCAGCGCCGCAACATCGAGCACTCGAAGCTGTCCATGTCGATCCTGTCTCGCGAGGAATCGGAGCAGAAGGGAGTGATCGGCCTAGCCATGGACTTCATCAAAGCCTGCTGCGTCGACGACAAGGTGCGCGAAGATTTGCTCGGCGATGCCCTCGCCTGCGTGGAAATCTTCCAGTCGGAACCTGTCAGCGAAGATTTCCGCCGTTTTTTCGGGACTTGGGAGTTCTTGAAGGCACTCCCGAAGCATCCGTCCGGCAAAAAATAGAGGAGTACGCGAAGGACGACCCCCTGCTTATCAAGAAGGCCGTCGTCTCCAGATACTTCCACGAACCTTACTCAGACATGGAAAAAAGGCTCAGCATCAATGATATAGACAAGTTATATACACTTGCGCTTCACCTTGTCGACATCATAGACATGGCGCCCTTTAAATCGAAGAAATAATGGCAACATACACCATACGCCTCAACCTTGGGGGAGACGTCATCGAACGTCTTACTCGTGCCAACGCACTGAGTGACCAACTGGAGCGCAAGACCAACCGCATGTCCCGGAATGGCCGAGGCGGAGGCGGTGGCGGAGGTGGTGTGGCCAACTATCCGAACCTGCGGCACGGATGGCACGAGCGCATGTCCTCCATGTATGACGTGTCGCGCCGATTCGGCAACCGACATACGCGCGAGGATTTCATGTCCGATGCCAACCGGGCTTTCGGTTCCATCCGACGCCTCCGCGAACAGTTCGTGCGCAATTCCTTCACCCCGAGCGGGTGGATGCGAAACGCCGGGAACTTGGTCGGGGCGGTGTTCGATTCCGCCGCCGCAGTGATAAAGAGCAATCCCGCGCTCCTGATGGGTGCGGGTATTCTCGGTACTGGCGCCGCGGCGTACGCTCTTCCTAAGCTCATTGGCGGAGGGCTATACGCCGTGCTGTCCAAAACCTTGAACAGCTCGTCCATGACGGACGCCATATCCAATCGCATGCAGATGGATATGGCACGCAGAGGGTTGGGATCGGGCTACACCTCGGCGCTGTCCGACGCCACGCGCATGGCGGCCGAATACGGCTATTCTCGCGCAGGCATGCTCTCCATGATAAATACCGTGTCGGGCTTCGAAATCGGAGGCACGCAGATCGGCACGGCCATAGCCACGCAGATCGCGCGGCAGGTGGGTAAAGTCGCCCAGATCGGAGGTCGCCCCTACGACATCGTGGGCCTGAACATGCAGCAGCTGCTGGCTGCCGAAAAGCCCAACCTTCGCGACGTGCGCGAGTTGATACATGCTGCCCCGATTCTCACCAAGTACGCCAACGAGGCCATGAAAAGGAGGGGTATCGCGGGGGAGAGCCCCTACAATTACCTCCAGGATCGCGCCAACATGCTCCGGGCCCTGCATCGGCTCGACACGGAGCTGCAACCCCCGTCGGCCGCGGCGGCGCGCGGGCAGATAGCCCTGGCGAAGGAGAATTTCTGGATCAACCTCGCGGGCATGGACAAACTGTGGGAAAGCGTCGGCCGGGCCGGAGAGAATATGTTCGACCGCATATCCGCACGTTTGGATATGTGGTACAACTCGTTCGACCCCAACAGGCTGGACAACATCTTCGACGACTTCGTGGATGGCGTGGAGGATGCCATAGGCGCACTGACGGCCCTTTCGGACTGGATACTCAACCTCTCCGACTTCTTCGGACTCCTGAATCCGTGGAGCTGGGGCGACAAGAGCCGCTGGGACTTACGGTACGAGAAGTCGGCCAAGCAGTCGGAATTCACCGAGCGGCGCAAGGCCGCCACATACCTGTCGGAGGAGATCGGCAGGAAGTACGTAGAGGACTACCTGCGCACGCCCGCGGCCCGCAAGGCGTGGGGCCTGGACGAAGGGACGAAGGAGAACCAGGCGGCGAACCTCAAAGATGCGCGCGACATCCTGCTAAAAAACTTCGTCACCACCTTTACACCCAAGGTTCGGGAGGGGTTGCAGGAGCTGCCCGGACACCTGACGCCCGAGGAGGGGGTTCCGCAGTACCCGACGGGGCTCCTTAGGTACCAGTACACACCATACGAGACGAATACCGGGTTCAGCCTGTTCGACTTCCTAAAGACCGGGAACACGAAGAACGTCACTACCGTAACCAAGGGCGAGGCGTCCATAGCTCCCGTGACCTTCCGCTCCAATCCCGCGCTCAACGACCGGGAAGTCGCCGAGAATTTCAACCGCGTGACGAAGATTTACGGCGAAGGAGGAAGCGGCGCCAGCGGGAAAGACACCAAGAAGATCGAAGATCTGACCAAGGGATCCAAGTCCCTTATCATCAACTTCAACGCTCCTATCGTGCAGATGCCTACGCAGATAAACACCAGTGCCACGCCCGAGGGCGTCATGCAGACCATATCCAGGCAGATCGAGGAGGTGACGATTCGAGGACTGCAAATAGCCTTCAACAACTCAACACGCATGCTCAATGGCTAAAGATCAATATACCGCAAACACAACCCCCAACGACACTCCGAGCGACCTCCCGTCCTTGGGGCAAGTCCCGGCGTACAAGGCCGTGACGGAGGGCATAAGCGCCATAGAAAAAGCATACCAGGCGGGGTTGAAAATAACCCTGGCGGAGGTGGGATTCTGGCGTCAGGTCGTTCAGTTCCGCGGCAAGGCCAAGACCTCCGATCCTCAGTATACCGGGATGGCGGACACCTTGAAGCAGTCCAGCGACTACAAAACGGCCATACAATCGGTAGATCGCCAGGATGTACAGCGAGAATACGTATTCCGCTGCGGGGATTATTTCCTCCCTATCAACCTCACCTACGAAGTGGAAGGGGAGAAGAACGATTCTACCTCCCAGCTCGTCGACGGGGCAGAAATCCTCCAGGTTCTCAACTATAAACCGATGGTCGTAACCGTGCGCCTGCGTATTGAACGCAACTTGGCGCGCGTCGACACGGACGCCTCGGCCTCGAACCTTTCCATGCTCGACGCCTTGTCCTATGAGGCATACGCCGACCAAGGGCTCGACAACACCGATCCCGCGGCCATGGCTATCGCCGACCTCGGCGTGGCTCTTCGGAGTTTGTGGCAGGGACAGGATGTTTTCAAGATCGAGAACAAAGTCCTCAACAACGACCTCGGCCTGGAGTGGGTGTACATGAAGCGGTTCAAATACACCCCCAATCCGGGGTCTACCATCGTGGATGTCAGCATGACGCTCCATCAGATCAACATGGACGAAAACGCCATCGTATTTACGCAGGAGACGGTAAATTCGACCAGCGCCGCAGGGGGGGGGCAGTAGGTGATGAAGGGTAATTTGTTCAGGGTAGGGAACGAGGTTTTTATCGAGGGGAAGAGCATCGGCCGATTCGCCTCGGTAGACATTACCGAGGAGCGTGATTCCCTCGCGGGAAGCTGCACCATGACCATTCCGGTGTATGCCATCGGGTTCCGGCAGGGGTTGCCTCCGGCACAGCGCATAAGGGCAGCCTTGGAGGGCATAAACATCAAGCCCGGCGCCCGCATAGACATCGACGGCTGGTTCTACAACAATGCTCAGTTGGGGCAGCAGTTCGAGAGGCTGCGCATTTTCAGCGGCTTCATCCGGCAGGTCATCGGGGGATTCCCGTCGAAGATCGTATGCGAGGACTACTCTTTCATCCTGCGGTTCGGCACTATAAACCGGGACTGGGTGTCGCGCACGAAGCTAAAGGACATGGTGGACTATCTATGCCCCATCTCGAACAAGGCATTCGAGGACTACCGCAAGACGCAGGGGTTCGACAACCCGGCGGACTTCCCGGCTCTGTCGTTCGATTCATCGGATAGTGCGGACGTGGAGTTCGCGTTGCAGACCTTCAAGCTCATATCGCCGTTCGAGGCGCTGTCAAAGCTCATGAAGATGTTCACGTTGTATGGCACCGTGAACGCCCAGGGGAAGGTGTATTTCGGCATTGGCGTGAGGGACAAATTCAAGCGCACGGTGGCATTGGCCACGAACACCAATGTCATCGGCCGCGACATAGTGCCTACCGACGGGCTGTTCGAGAACTACAAAGTAGTGGTAAATGCCCTCATGGCCGACGGCACAAAGTACACCTACGAATACGGCGATTCCCAAGGCGAGGCGCACCGATATTTTGTTCCGGCCAATACAGCATCGCTGACCGAACAGACGGCCAAGAACATAATGGCTCGGCTGAAGGGAACGCGCAACAAGGGAACCATAAAAACCGTGCTCTATCCGCAGGTTAATATGTTCGACTTCGTGGAGTATACGGACACTATGCTCCCGGAGCTTACGGGACACTACTACGTGATCGGCAAGAATCTCAGCTGCGACACTTCCGACGGGTTTATACAGACCCTGACTGTAACCGACGAAATGTTCATACTATGAAAACATCAGGCACTTTCGACGAGGAATGCGCCCGTTTAGGCGCGGAATTCGGGGCTAAGATGGGCGACGAGAGGCGCGTGTCGCTCGTCATAGCCACCGTATCGGCCGTAGACGAGGAGGCCAAAACCTTAGAGGCTGTTGTGGATAACGACAGGGTGTTCAGCGACATAAACCTGAACGTTTTTCCAAACGGGGGCAACAGCCTCTATATTATACCCTCCGTGGATTCCCTTGTGGTACTGGGGTTTATAGAGGGTTACTCCGAGGTTCCGGTGCTCATAAAAGCCACGAAGATCGACAAGATGATCGTATCGAACGTCGCAGGCACCGAAGAAGAGGGCGAAAGCACTATTTCTTTTGATAAGGACGCCGTGGAAATAATCCGCGGCACCTCTTCTTGGCGGATTGAAAAAAATAAAATATCTTTCACTGCCGATAAAATTGAAATGGATGGCGGGGAGAACGGGGGGCTTGTGCTGGTGGATGGCGTCACCACGGCGCTCAACAACTTAGTGACGCAGGTAGGGAATATGTGCACGGTATTCAATGCGCATACCCACGGCGCCCAAGGTGCGTCGCCTCCGGCTACCCCTATGACCGCCCCCTCCCAGTTCAATAAAGGAGACTACGAAAATACCAAGATAACGCAATGACAGACGCAAAATTCGACTTTCAGGTCAACGACATAGTTATATCCAACGGGGACGTCGAGTTGGTGTCTTTGTGCAGCCAGCAGAACGCCACGCTGATATTTTCCAAGTCGGCGGCAAGTCTTACGAAGCCCCAGTTCGGGGTCGGATTCGAGGACTTCTATCCCCTGCTGCCCAAATGGGCGTGGGGCAAGGTCGAAGCTACGGCTGAAAAGCAAATATACGACGACGGAGCCCTCATTGCCCGCGTGAATATCTTTGAGGAGACAGCATCGGGAGTTGTGACCGCAGACATACGTGCACGATACAAGGAGTAGACATGGCAAAGACGTACACAGTAAAACAGGGAGACACCATCCAGGACGCGGCATTCAACGTGTCCGGCTCTCTTGCGGGCATAGACCCGATATTGGAGAAAAACACGCCCACGAACATCCCGCCCGCGGACTGGAAGGCCATGCAGTACCGCCAGGAGCCTCCCGCCAAGAACTTCATGGAATCCTACACTCCGGCGCTGAGGACGAACCAGATTCTCGACGTCGAGGGGATCGACACATACAACCTCCAAACCTTGCAGAGGCCTCCCTTCAACTCCTCCATGGACGTGAAGGAAGAGGTGGATGCGGAAATCTCGCGTCTCCTCAAAGCTACGGCCGAAGGAGGACGTGCCCTCATATCGGCGCTTGCACCCGAGGCTATGGGGGCGATGAAGCGGACGAAAGGCAACTTTTTGCCCGACACGTTCTACAACAGCCCCTACACCGTGCAGTGTTTATTCCGCACGTGTGCCAAGTACGAATACACCCCCAATCCGGAATCAGCTAGTCGGGTTATACTCGACACGTCCGGTAATAATAACTTCCCTCGATTAGACATCGCTAACACCAACTCAGCCGGCACTACCAATCTTATGGCATATAACAATAGGACGGGCGTATTTTCATATCCTGTTTTTTGGGACTATTTATACAACGCCGTATTCATGAGCGACGGAGCCAAGAGCTATCTATACATCAACAACGTACTGTTAAAATCCATGGATGTAGATTGGGTTAATCATGCTTCATATCTATATCTTGGTGGATATGGCGGTAATAATAGGCCAGCGGTTGATTTTAGGGGAGACGTGATATGCGCCCGCTGGTTCGACCGCGCACTCACAGAGGAGGAGCTGGCGGCGCTCCAAAACGGAGTGCGGCCCCAGGACTACATCGTACCCCCGGCTTTGAAGGTCAACTGCGTGGCAGAATATATCCCTCAGAACCTCATACCCTCCGAGGAGGACAGCTCGAAGCCCGTCATGTGGCTCGACAGCGCCAAGCAGATGCCACCCGACATATCCACTCCGCCGATCCTTCGCAAGTCTATCGGGGGTTACGACTTGACGCCCAATGATAATCCAAGGATATACCGCGAGCCGATCTACAAACCCACTTACGACTTCAAGGGCGTCTATCCCGCCAATGGCGGCTTCTTGGGACAACGCATAGCCACATCGCAGCTCGTCTACGGGACGGCGGAGTGTTACTTCAAAACCGGAGACGACATCACAAGTGAGCAGTGCGTATTCAACTTGTCGGATAATCTGGTGCTTCCGAGGCTTACGCTTTATGGCAACCAGCTCCGTTTTCGCTCCAATGAGTTCGATGTTGACTACCCCTGCAAGCCAAACACGACTTATCATGTGGTGCTCTGCTATGCTCCCGGGGGAGATGGCAGCTACATCTATTTAAACGGGGTCAAGATTTCGGATACATTCAAACTTGGGAGTAGAATATTCCAAAAATACTTCAACCTCGGCATATACACCGAAAATATTCCGATCTTGTTGAAGGGCGAAATATACCACTTCCGCAACTTCAATACATACCTGACAGAAGCGCAGGCGTTGATGCTGTGGAACGAAGGCGATCCCGCGTCGTTCGTGGTAGATGCGGCTATGAAGGCATCCTGCACGCGGGAGTATCTGCCGCAGAACATCCAGCCTCGGAGCGATGATCCCACCAAGGCGGGCTGTTGGTGGTCGTCGCACAAACAGATGCCCGTCAACGGAGTGTTGGAGCCCCTGTCGGATCCCCTCGCGGAGTGGCCGAATACAAACCTCGACTATTACAACTATCCCTCAATAATTAAACGATAACCGATATGTCACTGATAGACACGATATGGGAAAATATACAACGGCTGATCCCGTCCATTAACACCAGCAATGCTGGTATTCTGCGCAAGATCGCGGAGGTGGTAGGCACCGTGCTTGACATTGTGCGGCTCGAAATCCTGCGCAGCGAACAGACGATAGCCGCGGCCGCGAAGATCGCGCGCGTGACGAGTGAGGCATGGTATGTCGAGAAGGCATACGCCTATCAGCAGGGCGATCAGGTAGTCGTGGTGAACGAAGCGACGCAAGAGCTGGGCTATGCGACCATAGATGCCACGAAGCAGATAATAAAGCAGGCTTCGATGGGGTCTAATCAGGAGGGTTTGTACTACATCAACGTGGCGACGGCCGATGCCAACAACAACGTGGTCTCACTCACGCAGGATCAACTCGATGCGTTCAGCGCCTACTACCGCAACTTTTGGGGCGTCGGCGCGCAAATACAGGCCGCATCCAATGCTCCCGCCGTCCTTTCGGCCGACAAGCTGTACGTCCGCTTCGACAAGTCGTACAACCTCGACGCCATCAAGTCCAGTATCAACACGGGCCTACATGACTTGCAGATGCAACGACGCACGACAAATACCCTGTATATCAACGATATAGAAAGGTACCTCTCGGGGCTTACGGGCGTCAAGGACGCATACTTCTCCGAGGTCACGGTATCCCAGAACGAGGGTGTAACGACGCCTACGGACGGCAAAATAGCGCTTAACCCCGGCTACTTCAACTTCGATCCCAAACTGTACGATTTTACCAAGAACATCACAATCTTCGAGGCCATATGATGCGCTTCCGATATATCGACATCCCGAAGCTGGTGTTGCAGCTGCTCCGTCCCAACTACTCGGTGCGGCGCGACCATAGCTACACGGAGCAGCCGTTTTGGACAACGATAATATACCGCTACTGCCTGTCGTTGCTCATGGTGTTGCACGACTATCTGTACAACTACTACATGGTGCGCTCCAAGTGGTACATGATGGCGGCGTGCACACCTACATACGGGCAGATCGAAGGCGTATTGCGATACTGGTACGGGGAGTGGGGGCGAATATCCATCACCCCGAGCGGCGCGAGCATATGGCGATCTATGTGGTATGATTCGCCAAATCCTCCCGTATACCTGTATGACACTCCCACCCCGAAGGTATACCTTGGACAGGGAGGCACCATCACGGAGCAGCCCATCATTGCGATCCCGGCTGCCCTGTACAACAACTCAGAGGCATACAACCAGTTTATCGCAGACGTCAACACGCTCTTCCCCTTTTACATCAAGTATACTATAAAAACTCAATAACATGGCAGGAATAAAAAATATCAACGTCGTATCGGGCACTGGCAACCCCGTGCAGATGCAGGATTTGCAGAACCTCTGGAGCGCCATCAACTCGCTCCTCCGATCCACCAAAACGCCCATCTCCATCATTGCGGGATTCGCCACGGCGAACAACAACACCGGGACGAATATCGGCGAAGGTATCATCTGCTACCAAGGGCAGGCTTACTACCTTCCTACCAATACCGCTAAAATAGGCCAGTATCTTTATGCCAACACCATACAGGACGAACAGCGCGTGTATGAAGATGGCACGACGCGCTATACATATCAGGATTATGTCGTGAATGCTGCGGACAATGCGTCGGCATCGGGCATTGGCACCCTCATAGGGCAGGCCACGGCGACTAACCTCGCATCATGGAAGGTGGGCGTGCTATCCGACGGTTCCGTAACAGCGGCTATGCTGGCCGATGGCGCAGTGACGACGCCAAAGCTCGCAAACGGCGCTGTCACGGCGGCAAAGATCGCAGATGGGGCGGTTGGTAGCTTGCAGATCGGCACGGAGGCAATCAAGAACGGCAACATCCAGGATGGACAGATCACCGGGAGTAAACTGGCCGACCAGTCCATTCCCGGCTCAAAGCTCAGCAATAAGACGATCACCGGAACGAAGATTGCGGACAAAACCATCACTGCGGGGAAGATCGCCGATGCTACTATCACTGCGGGTCAAATAGCGGCAGAGACCATCACCAACGAAGAGATCGCCAACAAAACCATCATCGCAAATCAAAAGCTGGAAGATGACTCTATCGAAGAAGCGCAATATGGCACTGCGTCGGTATCGACACGAGCATTGCAAGCAAACTCGGTTAATACTTCCATCATCAAGGACGGAGCAGTTACGGGCTCCAAGATCGCAGATGACGCCATATCCGGAGAAAAAATAGAAGAAGGCACTATTCCGGAGAGTAAAATTTCCGCTCCGGGAGTAAATTACTTGAAACCAACTACCGTGGTTCCCAATGCGATGCTATCTAATTACAAATTAAATATCATCAAAATCGGCAACATTGGCAGCACACACGTAAATGCCATCATGCCTATGCAACAATTGCCCGGCACGCCAGTTCGAATATTCATAGAACACACCTTTTCAGAAAGCGCTGTCGTGGATATAAAACTGTCTAGCGTCGGGGCAGTAGCAGGTACTATCAACATTACCAACGTCCTTACAGGGATGTATGCTGAAATATTTGTTCACGACGGCCGCGTATTTTACTGGACTTCGGGCGACGCTAATTATCAAATGGAATAGGATAATGGACACCTTATTGAAATGGATCATGGCTGTGGTGGGGGGCTTGCTGTCGTTGTTCGCGCCCGTGACGCCGCTTGTGATCTGCGCCTTGACATTCGTCATGATAGACTTCGTGATGGGTATACTGGCCGGGCGCAAGAGGGCGGCTCGGCAGCATAAGGACTGGTATTTCTCCGGCGACAAGGCGTGGAAAACGGTCATCAAACTTACGTGCATTGTCGTTGGGATCGGTATGTGCCACCTTATAGACACTCAAATCCTCGACTTCATGAACTTGCACCTGGCCAAGCTCTTCACGGGCATGGTGTGCGGCATCGAAATGTGGTCGTATCTGGAGAATGCCGTGGAAATATCTGACGCTCCGGTATTCCGATCCCTCCAAAAATACGTGGGAAAGAAGATGAAGGATGAAGTAGGTATTGATATTGAAAACGCCCCGCAGGCTCCGGCCGACGGGGGTAATAACGTCAAACATAAAAAAAATGTGATATGAAAGTAGTTATCAATGGCTCCGAAGCCGATTATCCCTACATTTTTGTGAACGGAGTAAAAATGCCCGCGACCTTTATTGCCCGCCCGGCCAACCCGCGGGTAGACATGGGGCGCCGAATCATCATCGAGCCAGCGCTTCCGGAAGGTGGCAACACCCTGCTTACTGCGGACTACCTCGACTTCGAAATCAACGAGGTTGTCATCTCCGATAACCCGTCGGCCTACACTCCCGCCGACGTTTTGCGATTCCTCAACGAAGGGCATGAATCCCCTACTGACGATGATTTCCCGGGCATCGGATCGGGTCTCTATTCCGGCGGGGGGGGGGCTCCTGAGATTCCTGACGGGTCGATCACCACAGCCAAGCTGGCCGACAATGCCGTGACTTCGGCTAAGATTAAACCTTCTGCCGTAGGTACGTCGCAACTGGCCGATGACGCAGTGACGACGGCCAAAATCGCAAATGGTTCTATAACCCAAAATCATTTGCAGATAGATAGTGTGGGCTATCCCCAAATCATAGACGGATCAATTGATTCCACCAAAGTCAAAGACGCCTCTATCCCGGGAGGTAAACTCATGGAGCAAACACTCACTACCCGAGAATTGCAGCCTCGATCCGTAACTACGGACATCCTTGCGGACAACTCAGTAACCACCAATAAGATCGTCGACGGGGCTGTTACAGAAGCCAA